GTTCTGCTTCCAGCCGCGCTGACGGTATTGCCAAGAAGGGCAAGACTAAGGGCAAGATCGTCAAAATGATGATGGGCGGGAAGTGCTAATGAACTTTATGTCAAAAGGTCCGCAAGGGCCGCGTCGGTCCTCCGCACAGGCTACGGCAGCACGAAAAGAACGTGAGGCACTTGAACAGGCCCGCCAAGAAGATATGGCTGAGAAGATGCGCGAAGCGTACGAAAAGACGCAGCGACGTAGCATGTCCGGCATGAAAAAGGGCGGCTCTGTGAAGTCCTCTGCCTCCAAGCGTGCTGACGGGATTGCTAAAAAGGGTAAGACTCGCGGGAAGTTTGTTTAAGACTCCATTATGGATCGCATTCCTAAATACACGGCGGGGATGTTTAAAAAGAAGATGCCGCGTTTTGGCGCATCTGCTATCAAGAAGCCCCGTTTGCCGTTACCGCCTAAGCCGCGAGTTAAGAAGTTTACGGAAGGTGGGCGACTTCAAGACGTAAAAGATATGAAGCGTGATCCAGAATGGGAGCGCGAAGTAAAGGAAATGCTCCGCGAGCGTAAGATTGAAGAACGCGGCAGATCTCCGTACAAGGGCAATGTAAAAGCGGCAGGGCCGTACATTATTCCAGAGCCTGAAAGTTTTGACGAAATGCCGTTTAAGAAAGCCTATGGGATTAGGCGTAAAGAACTGGGCGAAGGTGGTTCTTTCTTGTGGCGGGGCAAACCATATGTGGTTAAGTCTGCCGAAGAGAAGAAGGCTAAAGGGGGTACAATAAAGTCCTCCGCAAGTCGCGGTGATGGCATCGCTAAGAAAGGTAAAACCAGAGGGAAGTTTGTCTAATGCTACCGTCCCGAGGCATGGGTGATATCAATCCCAAAAAAGTCCCCCGAGCAAAACGCCGGGGGGACGAAAAACCCGTAATTGGGACTGGGAAACCGATAAAAACCTACGCCAAGGGAGGCGAGAGCCGCGTGAACGAGGCGGGAAATTATACGAAGCCCGGTATGCGTAAGCGGCTCTTTGAGTCAATCAAGGGCCGGGCCGTACAGGGTACTGCAGCAGGGCAGTGGAGCGCAAGAAAGGCTCAGTTGCTGGCGAAGCAGTACAAGGCCAAAGGCGGCGGGTATCGTGGATGAAGGCTCCTCAACAGTCCCTTAAAGCGTGGACGCAGCAGAAGTGGAGAACGAAGAGTGGTAAACGATCTTCTGACACGGGCGAAAGATACCTTCCAGAGGCTGCGATCAAGGCTCTCAGCCCTTCTGAGTATGCCCGTACCACCGCTGCCAAAAGGAAAGGCAAGGCCCAAGGCAAGCAGTTCGTCTCGCAGCCCAAGGGTGTTAAAGAAAAAGTAAGGCCGTACAGACGTAGGGGTATGTGACATGGCTAAAAATTTTCCTGATTTGACCGGTGATGGTCGCGTAACTCGCGCTGATGTCCTTAAAGGGCGAGGCGTGTTGAAGAAAGGCGGCTGGATTAAAGAAGCCATTAAAAAGCCCGGTGCGCTACGTAGCAGCCTCGGCGTCAAGGCGGGGCAAAAGATTCCCGCCGCTAAACTTGCTAAAGCCGCAAAGGCTCCGGGCAAGATGGGTCAACGTGCCCGTCTCGCGCAAACGCTGCGTGGCCTGAAGAAGTAACATGAACAACGTATCTACCCAACAAGGTTTACAGCCGAAACCCTCTCCGGCTGTCTCTGCGCCCCAGATAGGCAACAGAATGGGTGGCGGACTAGGCGGTTTTGGCAGCATGGGTGGTTTTGGCGGTGCCTATGGTGCGCCGTTTAATGTCAGCGGCTTTGGCGGCTTTGGCGGTATGGGCGGCTTTAACCCCATGATGGGCGGTTATGGCGGCTTTGGCGGTATGGGCGGCTTTAACCCCATGATGGGCGGTTATGGCGGCTTCGGCGGTATGGGCGGCTTTAACCCCATGATGGGCGGCTTAGGCGGTTTCGGCGGCTTTAACCCAATGATGGGTGGCTTCGGTGGTATGGGCGGCGGTATTGCTGCACTGCTCGGCCAGTTGCGCGCTGTTCAAGGGGGAAATAGAGACCCCAACGCCCCACCTCCGGGCATGAAATTGAACCCGGACTTTAATGTCGGGCGTTCTATGCTTACAGATGTTCGCCTCGACGACAGGACTAGGCAGATGTTTATTCCTGATGAGGGAGCGAACCAGCCGTCGTCGGACCCATTTAAGTATGCGTGGGCGGGGGGAAGTCCGGGCTGGGCGGGGGAAAGTCCGGGCTGGGTGGGTAATCAGCCGCTTCTCCAGCCTGATGTGCAACCTCGCCCTAAGTGGGTGGACCCTAATGCTGGCAAGGTAAAGAATCCGTACTACTATAACCGGTTTGCTAATGGTGCGTATGGCACTGCAGATGTCCAATTTGGCGACAATGAATACATAAATCCAGAAGAATTGAAAAATTATGAAAGCCGTTTAGAAAGGAATAAAAACACAACCGCTAGATATGAAGAATTAAAAAACACCCCAATAACCGACGCCCAAAGAAATTCGGCTATGTACACTCTTGCAGCCAATAAAGGGTATAACAGAGTAGGGGAAGGTGCTACTGATCCGAATACAGTAATGAACTTTTTAAAAGAGAAGAATATAGATTATAGTGATGACGCACTTAAATCTTATCGCTCACCTTCTGATTTCGGCCTTAATTTTGAATAGTAAACGAGCATAATATTCATGGTCGATAAAACTACAGCAACGACAGACTTCAACCTCGACCTCAATACTATTATTGAAGAGGCTTTTGAGCGTTGTGGGGCTGAATTGCGTACGGGTTATGATTTCCGTACGTCGAAGCGTAGTCTTGCCCTGCTTCTGATGGACTGGGCTAATCGTGGCGTGAACTTGTGGACGCTGGAGCAGGGCACCCACACTTTGACCTACAACGTCGGTACTTATGATTTGCCGGTGGATACGGTAGACCTGCTTGACCATGTAATCCGTACTGGGTCTGGTACCAATCAGCAGGACATCAATATCTCGCGTATTTCATCCAGCACCTACGTATCAATACCGAACAAGAATGCGACAGGCCGACCGATTCAGATTTGGATTAATCGCCGCACGGGCGCGACGGGTGCGGATAACGTAATTGTTTACCCTCAGTTTACGGTCTGGCCGAAGCCCGATAACAGCACTACTTGGATTCTTTACTACACCCGTCTGCGTCGTATGTTTGACCCCGGTACAGGCGTTAATGGTCAGGATATCCCGTTCCGCTTCCTGCCCTGCATGGTTGCTGGGCTGGCCTATATGCTGTCGCTAAAGATTCCGGGTGCAGAGGGTCGTACTCAGGTCTTGAAGGCTCAGTATGACGAGGCTTGGGATTTGGCTTCTGGCGAGGATCGTGAGAAAGCCGCAGTACGCTTTGTCCCACGTGAGAGTTTCTTGGGTGGCTACTAATGCCAAACAGGTTTGCCAGTGGCAAAAACGCTATCGCCATGTGCGACCGCTGCGGGTTTCAGTACAAACTGAAGCAGTTAAAGTCGCTCGTGATCAAGACCAAGAACGTAAATATCTTGGTATGTTCGGAGTGTTGGGAGCCGGATCAGCCTCAATTATCGCTTGGTTTGTACCCCGTGGACGACCCGCAGGCGTTGCGGAATCCACGACCGGATACGAGTTATTTTGCGGTAGGTAATGACGGCGCAAATGGCAGTCGTCAGATACAATGGGGCTGGGCTCCCGTAGGAGGGGCTAGAGCAGACGATGCCGGGTTAACCCCAAATGATTTAGCCCCGGCAGGTGAAGTCGGGACGGTAACGGTCGTTACGACCTAGGAGATTGAGATGGCTATGAGTAAACTTGAAAAACACGCGGCTCTCCCGGCGAGCAAGGCTCACGGTCCGGGTCGGGTCAAGAACATGCGTGCTGGTGGCAAGACCAACAGCGACATGAAGAAGTACGGTCGGAATATGGCGAAGGTGATGAACCAGCGCAGCCCGGTGCGTAAGTCTTCTGGCCCGAGGTAAGCATCATGAAAGAACTGAACCCCGGCAAGATTAGGCCGAACACGGATTCGACGGGTCGTAATGGCTATCCTGAGAAGGATGTCAACAAGGGCGTTACCCACATGAAAATGAAGGGTGCTGGCGCTGCGACCAAGGGCACGAAGTTCGTGTCTCAGATCAATCTTGAGAACAACAGCAAGTACCGGTCTGGCTGGTCTCCGTGAACTACAGTCAACTCTCAACGTTGATTCAGGATTACTGCGAAAGCACGGAAACGTCTTTTGTAGCGAATATCCCTACGTTTGTGCAGTTGGCTGAAGAGCGGATTTATAACTCAGTCCAGATCCCGGCGATTCGTAAGAACGTCACCGGTACGATGACGGCGCAATTTCAGTATTTCTCCCTGCCGTCTGATTGGCTCTCGACGTTCTCGCTTGCGGTGATTGACCCGACTACGGGTGAGTACGAGTACCTGTTGAACAAGGATGTGAACTACATCCGCGCTGCGTATCCACCACCCAACTCGTATGGGAAGCCTAAGTACTACGCTATCTGGAATAACTCCAGCATGATTCTTGGGCCGACCCCAGACGTTGCGTACACGGCCGAACTGCATTACTACTATTACCCGGTTTCTATTGTTACTAATTCAACATCGTGGCTTGGGGACAACTTTGAGACCGTGTTGCTCTACGGATCGCTCCGCGAGGCGTACACTTATCTCAAGGGCGAAGCCGATATGATGCAGTACTACGAGCAGAAGTATCAGGAAGCCCTTGCTCAATTGAAGCGTCTGGGCGATGGTCTGGATCGTCAAGATGCGTACCGTTCAGGACAAGCGAGGATTCCGGTCACATGAGTTTTGAAGGTGGGTTAGAACTTGGTACGGTAAAGGTGTTTACCACGGACAGTCGTGGATTTACGCCAGACGAGATGGCAGATCGTGCTGTTGATCGCCTTCTTCGCGTTAATAACCGTTCAGAACTTAAACGTGTTCTGGCGCAGTACTTCAAGGAAGCACAGGAATCCGAGCGGATGAACCTGCGGCGCATATTGATTGAAAACGGTTTTATGAATGCTATAGAGCATTTAGGAGATTGAGATGGCTATTACTCAGGCAATGGCAACGTCGTTTAAGGTTGAGATTCTTGACGGAATCCACAACTTTGGGACCGGCGTAATCCGGGCTTCGACGGCTGCGGATGTCTTCAAGATCGCTTTGTACACCTCGTCTGCTACGTTGAGTGCGTCTACTACGGCATATACGACTACGGACGAAGTTTCTTCGTCTGGTACGAACTACACTGCTGGCGGTAAGACGTTGACGATCTCGCAAGTACCGACTTCAAGCAGCACGACGGCGTATTTGGATTTTGACGACATTACGTGGGACTCGGCCACAATTACGGCAAATGGCGCGTTGATCTACAACAGCAGTCAAAGTAACAAGGCGGTGGCGGTGCTGGCGTTCGGCGGGGATAAAACCTCGACGGCGGGCAACTTCACTATCCAGTTCCCGGCTGCTGCAGCATCAACCGCAATCCTCCGTATCGCCTAATTTAATTAGGCAGGGGCCGTGGCAGGCGTCATAGTCGCCTTCGACGGTTGGAACGCTTCCGGCGTAGGCTGGGGCGAACAAGGTTGGGGCGAAGGTGTTGGCAATCTTACTGCAACGGGTGCGGTAGGATCTGTTGTTGTCACGGGCTCCGTAAATATCCCCGTTACAGGCGTTGAAGCCACAGGCCAGATTGGGTCGGTCACGGTTGTTGGCGTAGCCAATGTCCTTCTTACGGGCGTTGAGGCTTCGGGTGCCGTTGGCACAGTTGTTGTCGTTACCGACCAAGTTATCCCCGTCACGGGCGTTCAGGCCACTGGACAGATCGGCACCGTAGTTGTTGCGGCCTCGGCAGTTGCGGTTGTTACCGGGGTTGAGGCTTCGGGTGCCGTTGGCACCGTATTCGTTAAAACGGATCAAGTCCTTGCCGTTACCGGCGTTGAGGGGACGGGAGCGGTCGGCACCGTTACGGTACAGGCAGCGGCTATTGTTCCTGTTACCGGGCTTTCTGCTACGGGCGAAGTCGGGGATGTCCTAGTTGCAGCGGCAGCGGTTGCTGCTGTTACCGGAGTGGCTGCGACCGGGGCGGTTGGGACAGTTTTTGTTGTCACCGATCAGAACCTCTCGGTCACCGGAGTCTCGGGTACAGGGGAAGTTGGAACGGTCGATGTACGGCTTGAAATCAAGGTTTTTGTCACGGGTGTTTCGGCTAACGGAGCCGTTGGTACAGTCACTACATCGTCAGGCTCAAATGTTGTAGTCTCTGGGGTAGCCGGAACCGGCGCGGTTGGGGTAGTCAACATCTGGGGACAGATTAATACCAATCAGAACGCGAATTGGACAGGAATTAACAACGCGCAAAGCGCGACTTGGACGGATATTAGTACGACGCAAAACCCAAATTGGACGCAGATTGCGGCGTGAGGTAACTAAAGATGAGTAGTACATACAGCACTAACCTTGCTCTTGAACTGATCGGAACGGGCGACCAAGCCGGTACGTGGGGTAATACCACGAACACCAACCTTGGAACCTTGATCGAACAGGCGATTTCAGGTTACGTCACTCAAGCCGTTTCCACGGGAACGGATACCACGATCACCATCCCGAACGGCGCGACCGGTGTCGCCCGTAACATGTACATTGAACTGACGGGTACGGGTGGGGCCAGCACGAACCTTATTGTTCCTGCCAACAAGAAACTCTACTTCATCTTCAATAACACTTCGTCCGGCCAAGTTACCGTCAAGGTTTCGGGTCAAACCGGCGTGTCGGTGCCGAATAAGGCCAAGATCATTCTGGTCAGCAACGGCACGGATGTAGTTGACGCGACGAACTATATTGGGAACATCAGCGCGGCCAGCGCAAATATCACAGTTCTAACTTCTGCTTCGGCCACGATCACCAACCTGATTGCCACTTCCGCCAGCATCACCACTCTCACTAACAATCCTACTTTCTCCGCCGGCACCGCCAACGGCGTGTTGTTTTTGAACGGCAGCAAGGTGGCGACGAGTGGGAGTGCGCTGACGTTTGATGGGACGACGTTTGGGGCTGGCACCACCACATTTAAGGTGGATACTTCCAGTAATCGCGTTCTTGTTAATTTAGCGGCCGCCATTCAAGGCGATTCTCTTGAAGTTGCGGCAAAAAGTAACGGTGGCGCTATTTCATTGTTTGGCCGCGCATCAGATAACGGTTCTCAAATATCTTTCCGTGCAAATGGGGCAACAACACAGAAAGCCGCCATTTATGGAAGTGATACTGGGTTAGATTTTCAAACTGGAACAACAATTCGCGCCACCATTGACACCTCCGGCAACCTCGGTCTGGGCGTCGTGCCGAGTACATCGTGGTTTGCGTCGTCAAAGGCTATTCAAATTGGCTCCGCTGGCGCTCCGTATATGGGGTTGGTGCAGCAGACGACGACAACCTGCGACGGGTATATGTTGTGGGGCGCTAGGCTGTCTGGTGATAGAGTGTTTCAATATGTAACTACAGGCGATGCTGTCGCCGCTTATCGTCAAAATGCCGGTACGCACGCTTGGTTCAACGCAGCCTCCGGCACCGCAGGCAACACCATCTCCTCGTTCACGCAGGCGATGACGCTGGATGCGGATGGAGACTTAGGAATTGGGACGACTTCGCCTAGCGCAAGACTGCACGTTAAAGACGCGACGGGGACAGCAGTCACACTGCTGAATTTAGAGTCTGGTTACAGCAACCCCTCTGGCAATAAGTCTATTTTGTGGACTGACGCGACTAACGCATTGGGCCGAATTAGCGTTAGTTACACCGCCTCTACCGGATCAACGATGTCGTTTGGATCGTTGTACAACGGCGGTTATCAGACTTCTGATTTGATGGTGCTGACCAATACCGGCAACCTCGGTCTGGGCGTCACGCCGAGTGCGTGGGGCACCGCAGGCGCGCAAAAAGCGTTACAAGTTTCAATAGCGGCGCTTTCATACAATGCAGCGGGCAACACAGCATCCCGATTGACGCACAATGCTTACTATGACGGAACAAATTGGAAATACATTGCAAGTTCTGTAGGCGCTACTCGCTACGAAATGACCGGCGCAAGTGCTGGAAGCACTCATTCGTGGTCTATATCCGCAGGAGGCACCGCAGACAACAACATCTCGTTCACGCAGGCGATGACGCTGGATGCGGATGGAGACTTGGGCGTCGGTATAACTTCGCCCTCATACAGATTCCAAGCAGTTCGCAGCGGTGACGGAATCACGGCTGGTATCTCTGGTGGCACCTACGGAATTCGCTTTGACAACGGTGGTACGTTCAGCAGTGGTGCATCTACCATTCACGGCGTTGACTCGACGCTGACTGGTTCGTATCAGCAGTTAAATCTGAATGGCTCTGTGTTGACGCTCCGAACTGGCGACAACGAACGCGCCCGCATCACCTCGGGGGGCTTTAGCAAGTTTTCAAATTATGGAACGTATCGCGGGGCAGGAAGTTCGTATCACGAATTTGTATCAAATTCAGATAATAATTCTGTAATTGTATTGCGAAGCGCAGCAACAAATACAGCGCAGTATGGAATGGCTATTGAAACCGCAAACGATCAAAACGACGCAACGCGGTACTTTTTGTCATGTTTAGGAAATACGACTGAACGCGCTACAATTCGCTCTGACGGCGGCTTGGCAAACTACAGCGCCAACAACGTCAACCTTGCTTCCGACGAACGGCTGAAGAAAGACATATCGCCGCTTGCCTCTACTTGGGGCAAGGTTAAGGGTATTGAAGTCGTCAACTACCGATACAAGGACTGCAACGAAGGCGATCCGCTGCTCTATGGCGTTATCGCGCAGCAAGTGCAGCCTATTGTGCCGGACTTGGTTGTTGTGACGCGCGAGGCAACGGAGACAGAGCCGGAGTATTACGGCATTCGTGAGCAGCCAATGTACTGGCTTGCCATCAAAGCCCTGCAAGAAGCCATGACCCGCATCGAACAACTTGAGGCGAAAGTCGCCGCATTGGAGAG